ATGCCGAGAAGCTCAAGCTCGCGGATCATATCAAGCTGCGGGACTATCAGACGCATTCGATAGCAAACTTCAAACATGAGAGTCAGGGTGTCGTCATCGCCCCATGTGGCGCAGGCAAGACAACCATTGGCATGGGAGCTATCGCAGCAATCGACACCCCTGCGCTTGTCCTTGTCCATACCCTGGACCTGGCAAAGCAGTGGGCAGATCGAGTCAAGCAGCAACTCAACTGCGATGCTTCAATCGTAGGCGGTGGCATCAATGACTTGGACAAAGGCAAGTCGAACCGGGTTGTCATCGCTACCTTCCAGACAATCTCTCGATGGCTGTGGAGTGAAAGGTATGACTTTGGTAAGCAGTTTGGTCTGTTGATTGTGGACGAATGCCATCATGTTCCAGCCTCTACATTCTGCGAGGTGCTAATGACGATGCCGCAGAAGTACAGGCTCGGACTGACAGCTACACCCGATAGGCCGGATGGGCTCACTAAGCTCCTGCACTGGCATATGGGTGAAGTGCTGCATGAAATTACCACCCAAGACCTCGTGCTTCGTGGGCTCGTTAGCCGACCCATCATCCGACAGGTTCGTACTGGATGGTCGATACCTGGGGATGAACGCCCAGAATGGACAAGCATTGTGTCGCAGATGTGCAGTGACGAGCACAGAACTCAGTTCATTCTTGACCAAGTTGACATTTTAGTCAGGAACGAAGGCAGGCAAGTTCTTGTGCTTTCTGACCGTGTTGCACATTGCGAACAAATGGCAGAGGAGCTACGAGAAGAGGGGCTTCGAGCTTCCGCTCTTGTAGGGCGGGTATCAAAGACCAAACGCGCCAAGATTCTGGCGGCTGCTGACAAGAGGGAAATCGATGTCATCTTCGCCACTTGCTTGGCAGATGAGGGACTGGATCTTCCCGGTCTTGATACAGTCTTTCTTACCGTCCCAACCAAAGCGATGGGCAGGATTCAGCAGAGAATAGGCAGGATCATGCGCATTCGGGAAGGCAAGAAGACCCCGGTCGTTTACGACCTTATTGACAATGAACCATTCTTTATCGCCATGGCCAAGAAACGGGCAAGGCTTTACCACTCGCTTGGTTGCGAGTTTGAGGAAAGACGATGAGAAAACCAGCATACACAAACAAAGTGAACCGAGGCATGACCAAGATCCTGAAGCATAGCGAGATGCTTTACAAGCAAGTGCTTGAGCAATCAGAAGATCTCGACGCAAAGGATCGGGCAGACATCCGCACTGCAATCAAGTGGATGAACGGTCAACGCGATTGGTACAACGACCGATAGTTTAGGTCAAAGTGATTTCTTGTCTCACTTGGTTATCCGCACGGGGAGGCACAGCGGTGACCGAAATCAGGTGCCTCGCTCTTGGAGCTTGAATGAGAAACAGAGTGATATCAATCGAGTGTGACGTAAAGGGATGCTTTGAACCAGGTGTTGTGTACCTGGACAGCAAACACAAAGGACTCATGTCCATGTGTCTAAAGTGCGCAGGCGTCGAGTCTGTAGCTGAATGGATGCAAGAGAAGTTTTTGGCAGAGAACAGAGTAAGCAAACAAAAGGAGAGAAGATGAACTGTGGAATCCTTTTCTGGGTAGCAGTCGGACTATTTTTCACAACCATAATCGGAAACGATTGGAGACAAGACTAATGATCAACAAAGCAATTATTATTGGAAACCTTGGCCGAGATCCTGAAGCCAGGGCCACTGCAAACAGCACAGTGTGCAGCTTCAGCATTGCCACAAACGAACGACGCAAGGATCGTGACGGCAACTGGGGAGATCACACTGAGTGGCACAACGTTGTGTGCTGGGGAAAAACAGCAGAGAACGTCGCAAAGTACTGCCAGAAAGGCAAGCAGGTGTACGTCGAGGGGCGACTCCAGACTCGCAAGTGGCAGGACAAAGAAGGCAACGACAAGTACACAACAGAGATTGTTGCTGATCAGGTGCGCTTTATGAAAGACAACGGGCAAGCTCAGTCAAGTCCACGTCGAGCCGCATCGACAGACCCTGTTGATGACTTCATGGATCACATTGTCTAATGAAACAGCAATCACCCTGGAGTGTCATTCACTCAAGCAAAGATGATTGCTGGAGGACGCCGCCCAAGCTTTTTGAAAAGCTCAACCTTGAGTTTAACTTCAAGCTTGACGCGGCAGCCACCTTCGAAAGCAAGCTATGCGAGAGGTACATGGGGCCAGATCATGGCGTCCATACATGGCAGGATGCTTTATCTACTGATTGGATTTCCAGCGGAGCAATCTTCTGCAATCCACCATACGGTAGAAATGTGGGCAAATGGGTTCAGCAATGCTGGCATCAGACCTACATTTCAAAGCAACCAGTAGTCGCCTTAGTCATGGCTTGCACCGACACAGCATGGTGGCATGAGTTTGCATGGAAGGCAGATGAGATTCGTCTATTGCGGGGAAGGGTAAGCTTTCTCAAACCAGACGGAACTAAAGCTGCGGCAGCACCCAAAGGCTCCGCTATTATTATTTTTAGACCGCACGCTCCCGCAGATGGGTGGCCGGGTGGTCCACGAGTAGTGTCATGGAGTCCACGATAAAACTGATGGGGTGTAGTTCAATTGGCAGAACGCCTGACTGTTAATCAGGAAGTTGTAGGTTCAAGTCCTGCTGCCCCAGCCTTCCAAGAAGAAACTGATGAAAAAAGAAACAAAGAGAACAATAAACGAATACCGATTCCAACTGAACATTATTGGTCTTGGTGTAGATGAAGACGAAGCGCTGACGTGGGCATTACAACAACTCGGAGAAAGGAACAGTGATGTTCTTGAGGGAGAGATTGTCTTTGAGTTGATTGAGGAAACAGACGAGGGTTTAGAGTCTGAGGTTCTCGTAAAGCCTGATGAATGGGTGACGGTAATACCGGAGGCATAGATGGAGAGAATAGATACAACACCGGCAGTAAGGGAACTGTTTGAAGCGATTGGTGGCGGGTTTAGACCTGCGGCAGAGATCTTGGAAATCAGTCACACCACCTTGTGGGGTACGGTTACGAGGAACAGGCCACCTGTTTCTTTGGACACGCTGGCTCGGCTGGCATCAAAGGCAAAGGAAGAGACTGGGATTCATTTGGAGTTTTCAGTCAAACCTGGAGAAAGATTCGAGTATACGATTACTAAATGAAAGTTTTAGCTTTGGGCCTGATCAGCCCAGTCCCACATGTTGGGGCTCCCACAGGTCCCCGGTGCTTGCGCCGGGGGCCGCACGGGAAAGCAAGTGGGAGCAATAATGTGGATACAAAAAGCTAAGGGTACGCCGTTAGATGTGGCCGCTCAAAGGCTACAGCTAACAGTCAAGAAGGGCAGGTCTATTTCTCCTTGCCCTGCTTGCGGCGCTATCTATCGCGGCAGTGAAGACAAGCGTGGGCCGGTTGGCATGAACGGGGCGGGTACTGCTTGGCAGTGTCACTGCTGTGGCAAGAGGGGAGATGTCGTTGACCTCGTTTCTTATGCTTTGTTTGACAAGAAGCTTAGAGAAATGAGCGCTGATCAAAAGAAAAAGGTTCGAGACTGGTTTGAAAACACTGGGTTTATTGAACAATACCAGCATGTTGAGCCTGTGATCCACAAGCCTAAGAGACCAAACGTTGAGCAGGTTGCCTCCTTGTGGAGGGCATCTACTCCGCTCAATAAAATGAACGGATGCCGCGAGGACCAAATGGTTCGAGACTTTCTGAGCTTCAGAAAGTTTGATTTAGAACTGCTTGCGCAGACAGGAATGGTCAAGGCTATTCCACTTAGAAACCAATACAACTGGCCGGAATGGTGGCCAGGTTTCTGGTCTCCAACGTGGAGGCTTGTCACGCCTGCGTTTGAGATAAATGGCAGGGTTGCCAGCCTGCACGCACGCGCCGTTTCTGACAAAGCAGTGAAGCCTAAAAGCCGATGGCCTAAGGGTTGTGAAGCTAACGGATTACTTCTCGCCAACAGACAGGGAGTCAAGCTGTTGAGGGGCGGTGCCGATAGCGAGCTTGAAGCTTTATTGATCTGTGAGGGCATAACAGATCTTTTTCGAGCAGCCTCTGCTGCAATTCATGAGAAGATGAATGTTGCTATTCTTGCTGGGACATCTGGTTCTTTCTCACGGATAAAACAAATATCGATACCGGACAGTTTGGACATTGTGATTTGCACTGACCCAGATGAGACCGGAGATGCTTATGCTGAGAATATAAAGAAGAACCTGGATGGTAAGAAAGTTTACCGGATGAAGCTGGAGAAGTAAGTGCCTGATTTAGATACTGCGATTGCTGGTGGGAAGACGTTGCGCGGGCTTGTGAAACAGGCAGTGAAGGACGGCAAAGCCAAAGAGAAAAAGCCTACCAAGCGTGGTGCTCAACGCGACGTGATGTCGATGCTGGACTCATACACGACAAAGAATGGAGACATAGTAGTGCGACCAACCCGTCGCAACATTCACATCATTCTTAGTCATGACACTCGACTCAAGGGAAAGATTTGGGAGGATCAGTTCAAAGGCATCATGATGCGTACTGACAGGGAGTACAAGGATACTGATGACACCAAGATTCAGATGTGGATGGATGCTGTCTACGGGATGCGCGTGTCTACTGCTTCTGTTGCTGAGGTCGCAAGATTAGTTGGCGAAGAGAACGCGGTAAACCCTCTTACCGATTGGTTAGATTCATTACCTTGGGATGGCGTTGAAAGACTAAGCTCTTGGCTTATCAACGGTGTTGGCGCAGACGACATATCGTTGAACCATGACATGGGCAGGAAGTGGATGATCTCTGCGATTGCCAGAGCCATGCAGCCCGGAGTCAAGGCAGACTGCTGTCTGATTCTGTACGGACCTCAGGGTGCTCGCAAAAGCACCACCTTCCGAATCCTTGCTGGAGACGAGTACTTCTGCGATACGCCTATGGACATTGGATCTCCAAACGCCTACAGCCAGATTCGTCGAGCCTGGATCTATGAGATTGCAGAGTTGGACTCGATTCGTAAGCGAGCCAACAGCAGGACGAAAGCTTTTCTGTCTGCTGGATTCGACACCTATCGGCCAGCTTACGGGCGACACTCGGTGACCATCAAGAGGCACTGCGTGTTCTGTGGGACCACAAATGAAGAGTCATTCATTTCTGACAATACGGGTAGTCGTCGGTTCTGGCCAGTCAAGATTGGGACTGTGGATACCGAATGGCTGCAAGAAAACAGGGACCAACTTTGGGCAGAGGCTGTTCATGCGTACAAGTCTGGGGAAAGCTGGTGGCTTGATGGCAAGCACGAGACAGATCTCAAGTCAGTAAGTGAGGACTTCAAAGAGACAGACCCATGGCAACCATTGGTCGAGGACTACATCCTTGGAAAGAATCAGTTGTCGGTGTCTGAGATTATGAGTTCTGCGCTGGACTTGGACTCCAACCAGATGACTAAGTTTTCCCAGATGCGGGTGTCAGACATCCTGCGAGACTTGGGATGGAAGAGAAAGCGCACCATGAAGCATTCAAAGAGGGTCTACCTTTGGTTCCGGCCCGAGGTGATTGCGTTTCCACAACCACAACCAATCGATACCGATGATGATTATTAGGAGTAAGCATGCAAGAAGCTGATCATTTGACTATCGAATTGTTCCTGACCAATGAAGAACAAGTCGATTACCTCAAGAACCACACACCCCCAAGGTTACGACCTGCGTCATGGAAAGACGTAGACGAGTTGTCTCCATCAGACCAAAGCGAATTGCTACACATGGCAACGATGCTTCAAGAGTTTGAAAGCTCGCACAGAGCCAACATGTTGATGGCAATAGGTGCTGAGATGATTCTCGGATGCAAGGGTGAACTCATTACCCTTACAGAGCAATACACGGACCGTTCTTTTATCATGCTTGATGTGGGTGCATACATCAGCAAGATGGAAGACAAAAACGAAACCACACCCTCGAAAGAAGACCTGTTGGTTATTCAAGAGTGGATCGCGCTGTCTCCATACAAGCTGTACATGATGACTCAAGATCTCATCTATGAGATTGATCAGTTTTTCTCGGCCAGCTTCCTGCACATTGCGAGCGGAAGAGGCTTCGACGTAAGCAGAGAAAGAGAACTCAGCGGAATGTGGGAAGAAAAAGTCTTAGAATGGGCTGTCGATACAAGACAAAAGGTTCGAGAAGGAATCTTCACCTTTGTACCGAGCCCATTTGAAGAAGAGTTTATTTCTTTTTCGCAGGGGCTTTCTTCTTCGCAGGAGCCCTCTTTGCAGAAGCCTTCTTCGCAGGAGCCTTCTTTTTAGCAGGGCTTTTCCTCTTTGCTCTTTTGATGGTGACCTCGTCGTCAGCAGTACCGAGCTTGCCGTCTGGACCAGGCTTAATTTCTGCCTTCAAGATTCCAACACGAGCGCTAACAACGTTGTCTTCTTTACCGTCTGCACGATCTGCAAGATCAACCAGTCGGCGCATAAGGTTGTCCATGTTTCCACCGGCACGTTTCCAACCGCCTTTTCGCATGAATCGCAGGAACTCTTTGTCTTTCATTTCAACTCCAATCAATGTCTCATCAATGATGGTAGACCCGGCCATTCTCTCACAGAAACCGCTCCACCTGTTGCTTTTTCAATACCAAGAGCCAACTGCAAAGAAGGTACTCTGCGACCCTTTTCCAACTCTCTAAGGTGCGCAACGGTAATCGTGACTCCAAAAGAAGACATCTTTTCATTCAAGAAATCAACGAAAAGCACCCTTGTGCTCGCACCAGGAAGCCCTTTTCTGTAATCTTCGCAACGCATAACAAACACTCTCGTAAGAGAAAATACTAAAGTTTCAATAGTTTGTCGAACGAGATGTGCTCATCTACTGTCAACTATTGACATACACTCTAACCGTGAATAAGGATCAAGATAATGGACGAACAAAGACAAGCATGGCTAAGGGAGCGGAAGCGGGGTCTCGGTGGTACTGATGTCGCCTGTATTGTGTCGGCCTCTGCAAACGCTTCTCAGAAGATTGGTTGCTTCGAGAAGAGCGAGTTTGCACTGTGGGCTGACAAAGTTGGGATAGAGACGGCATCAGACCACCGGGACAATTCTGTTACCCTCCGTGGCCAAATGATGGAAGACTACGTCTGCAAAATGTACCAGCATAGGCTTGGCAATAATGTCGAGCTTGTGGAAAGCGGCCTGCTTTGGCACCCGGAGAACAAGAAAATCTTTGGGACGCCAGACAGGCTCGTGAAGCAGAGCGGTGTGAGCTTTGGCATGGATGCTAAGACTCGACGTTCACGCTACGGTTGGGGCGCAGACGGGACAACCGACATACCGCTGGATGTCGAAATCCAGATGCGAGTCTACATGGAGATTGTGGATGCACCCTACTGGGACATTGCCACACTGTTCAACCTCGATGACCTACGAATCTATCGAATCGAGCGGGACAAAGAGCTTGGCCAGAAGATTATGAACCTTGCGACAGAGTGGTGGGAGAAGCACGTTGTGGCTAACGAGCCGCCACCTCCAGATGGTAGCGCTAAGGCCAAAGAGGTCTTGAGCATGATGCACCCAAGACCCGAACCTGACGTGTTCGTGGGAGCTACTAAGCAAGACAAAGATATCCGAGACGAGTTGACTGACATCAAGAAACAGCAGTCTGAACTTAAGGCTCGAAGAGATTTGCTCGAGAATACCCTCAGGGCAAAGATAGGAGACGCAACAGGCATCGATGGTGTGGCGACGTGGAAGCAGAACAGGTCACAGCAGGTGTTTGACAAGGCGTCTTTCCGCAAAGACAACCCGGACTTATATGATAAGTACGTTCAAGAAAAACCCGGAGCAAGGGTTCTTCGACTATTAGGAGTAAGCAAATGAGCAATGAAATTTCACCCGTGAGAACACTCGGGACCTACCTTGAGCAGAAGAAAGGCGTCCTTAGGAAAATCGCACCAGAAGGAACAGACGTAGACCGTATTGTTTCTTTGGCTATGTTTGAGGCCGCAAAGAACGAAAGGCTTCTTCAGTGCTCTCCTCAGTCTGTTTACATGGCGCTGGCCAAAGCATGTCAACTCAATCTTGTTGCAGGAGGGGTGCTTCATCGGGCACACATGGTTCCTATTTGGAACAGCAAAAAGAAGACACACGATGCTGAGTTGTGGATTGACTACACCGGGCTGATGGAGCTTGTTCGTCGATCAGGTGAGATTGCCAACTTTGTTGCAAGGGTTGTGCATGAGGGAGAAGACTTCGAGCACTACTTTGACCTTGACGATGGAGAGGTTCTTCGACATAAGCCAAACTATAACGGAGATGTTGGAGCGCCCAAGCTTGCTTATGCCGTTTGCTTTTTTAAAGATGGGCAACGACAAGTTGAAGTTATGCGCAAGGATCAGATTGAAAAGATTCGTGACGCATCCCGCAGTGGGGGCAGCGGTACTTGGAAAACACACACCGAGG